ACCGACTTCACGACAGCGCCGACCACGTAGCCCACTACGTTGAGCGTGAGCACTAGGCCGAACACCCCCGAAAACCAGCCAGCGGCCATTTCAGGTTCGGGCCACTGGAATAGATCAATGAGCATCAAGGCCTGTGCGTGCTCTGCGCCGGATACCAGCACGTAGCCGCCGCACTGCCCTGCTGCCTCCCCGGTGGGGATCAGCGTCCCGTCAGGGGCGAGAGTCACGCACACGGCCATGGGTTAGGCCTTGGCCGGGGCGCTGGGCGCAGCTTTGGCACCCAACGGCACAAGATCGACGTAACGCTTGAGCGTCAGGTCGCCGTATTGGCCCAGCGCGAAGGACTTGGGATCGATGTCGTACTCACCCACCGGGTAAGCAGGACGCTGGCCGAGGCCGACGCGGAACGGCAGTTCATAGCCGTTGCCCAGGTCAAGTCCGGCCATCTGCGAGCGCATGATGGTTCCGGTCTTCTGGTTGTGTTCCTCGTCAACGGCAGGCGATTTCACGCGGCAGATAGGCATAGTTCTTCTCTCACGAATTTGTGTAGGGCGTCACCCTTGGCAATACCGCGAAATCTTCCGGGGTGACCGTCTCGGAGGATGCGGGCCTCGCATACGTCGGACCACGAATGGCCGAACGCACCGCGCAGAACATTGAGAGCCGGGCCGACTTGACGCTCCATCCAGAGCACCATCGCCTCGGCAGATACTTCGACTTGCTTGCGAATCGTCTTGAGGCGGGAACACACGCCTTCGATCAACTCAGCCATGACGCTGTACGACCCGCGCAGGTATGCGCCGGGGTCGAGCAGCACATCAAGAGAAACCTCCACGTGCTTGCCGTACAAACGCGCTTCAGCGCGCACCCATGGGGACGACGCAAGGCCCAGTTGCTTGCCCTTCTCGTACACGCAAAGCTCTTTGTGCCCCTTGCCGCCGACATAGAGCGTGGAGCCCGTGCCGTGGCCTTCGTCGGACATGAAGCGATGCCGGGGCGGGCATCCGCCCTCGCAAAAGTCCCCGGCTGCGGCGCGCTCACGGAGCGCGTGCACGTTCAACCGGGTTCCTTCGAAATCGTCGTGGGCGCAGTCAACGCGGCTGATGCGGGCGCGCAGCATCGTGGCTTGCCTGTGCACTTGCTCCCAGCTCTTGACCCACTTGCAGCCTGCACCGGTCAAGCTGACGCAGATCGTTTCCTTGTTGCCACTGACGCCGATGCGGCCCACCAATTCGCCTTCGCGGTCGATGAGAAACGCCGACAGTGCATAGAAATTCCAGCTCTTTTCACGGAGAGGCCCGGCAACTACTTCGCCGCGAAAGCCGAAAATCTTGAACAGCAGGAGTTCGATGTTGCTGCAACGGAAGTCGTCAACAGCGGATTGGGGCATCACAAGAGTCAGGTAGTCGATGATCGCGGTTTGCTGACCCTTTTGGCCCGTGTTACTCCCCGGGCCAACCTGCCCCTCTCCCTGTCCCTTTTCACCGGTCGTTACCGGGGAAAAGCCCTCGTTCGATGGCATGCAGGCGAGCATGAGGCGGGCGGAGTCAGTTGCCACCGGCCTTCCCCTTGCGGCTCTCAAGCCAGTTCACGAAAGCGCAGACAACCGATTCCACGGCCAGCGACGCGATGGCAAGGCCGAGAACCAGAATTACGTACATGAAAACAGTGAAGAGGCCCATGTCGGCCTCGAAAAGTTCGGCAAGGCTCACGCGGCGCGCTCCTGCTCTGCGGCGCAGAAGGCGGCGGCCATGAGATCGCCGCGCTTCGTAGCGCTAATTTCGCTGCGGAAGAGATCGGCCAGCGCCTCTGCCTTCACCTGGGCTTCCCGCGCAGGGCTTCGGTGAACGGCGTTTAGGAGGTCGCGCAGCTTGCGCGGGATGGTGGCGATGCCGCAGGCCACAAGGACGCAGCAGCCGATTAGCACGAAAGCCAGAAGGGGCTCGGTCATGCCAGAATCACCCCATTCAAGGTAGCGCCACAGGGGGCGTAATGGATACCGTTCCAGAAGGGTTCATCAGCCGAAGGGATGCAGCCATTGCTGCGGTAATCGCGGTCTTCTTCGGTGCAGGAGTGGCGCTGTTCGCAGTTGGCTGGTTTCAGGTTGTGTTTAATGAGCAAGGCAACCCCGCAGATTGGCTTGCGGCAATCGGAACTTGGGTGATTGGCTACGGCGCATGGGGCGTGGCGCGTGAGGCTCACCTCCATCGAAAGCAAGAGCTTTATGAGACTGAGAGGCGCGATCGCAACGCGATTCGTACAAGGCTCATGGATATGCGATTCCGAGTCGCAACCGCGACGGGCGTGCGAGGAGGCCTGAAGCGGCTCTTGGAGTCGGAGACTCCCGTCAACTTCGTCACTACGAAGGCGGTGATTCAGGTCGGCGATGACTCGCTCAGCGAGCTGCAATGGCCCGAAAGCGATCGTCGCTGCCTGGACGAGCATGCGCTGCGGGCACTCGCGAGCCTCACTAGCGAGGTCAGTACATTCAGATCCACTGTTCTGCTCTTCGCTGAGCTGGTTGGCAGTGACCGCGAGACCTTCGACGCCCGCTCTCATCCGGTATTCGAAACGGTCCTTGAGTACGCCGAAAACATGGAGCTGGCCGCAGCGGAGTTCGTTTCGGAGTGTGATCGGATCCATCGTGCGACGCCGAAGTAGGTCCATTCTCAAGTGCCATCCCTAGGCCCTAGGAACCCCGCCAGCGACCTAGGGGGATCGGCTGGCGGGTGATGTCAGCAGTGTACTGACATCAGGGCGCGAATGTATGCTGGGTGCTGACACCGTGTCAACCGGGTGCTTACATGAGCCAGAGCTACGACCTCTTCTGCCGTTGGAAACACGTCAAGAAGGTCCAGAGCGACAACGCAGGTGCCATCGCTCTGGGCGTGACCCGCGCGACGGTTTCCAGCTGGAAGCTAGGTAAAAATGCAGAGATTCAATACATCGAACAGATGGCGCTGGACATTGGCGACAGCCCGGAAACGTGGTCTGCCTTGGTAATGGCCGAGCGCAGCAATTCGGAGGCCGAGAAAGCGGCTTGGAAGCGAATTGCGCAGAAGTTGGCGTCGGTCGCTATGGCCCTAGCGCTGGGGGTCGGCCTCGCCGCACCTAGGGACGTACAGGCCGCTGTGGGCGGCTTTGACGGCACACCCTCTATACATTATGCGAAATGAGGTAGTCGTCCACCTCTCGGTTCGCGGGCACCGGCCGGCGCTGGTTCAAGCCCTGGATCGGCTCTCGCTTCCCCTCCCGTCCGCCGCATAAGGACGAGACCGCGGCCATGACCTGGTTGATTTCACTGCCGTATAGAACCTTGAGTACGTCAGAATTCGCAGAGCACCCAGGTGCACCAGCTTGTGCACGACGGTCGCCCGCATGAACGGAGGCTTCGCCAGCTAGCGCGCTCTTGAGGTCGGCGCTGACTGCGTCCGCGCTGTCTCCAACTTTCTGACGTCTTCGGCGGGTATCAGAACGGTGGTTTTCCGCGCGGGGTCCCAAAGCGCATACGTATCACCCAGGCGGCCAACCAGATTGAGATCCCTGAGAGTCTCGCCCTCAATGGTCACGGTTGCCAGGTGTTTGCCATTGCCATCGATGATGGCCCGCGCGCGCTCGCTTCCTAGCCAATGCGACGCGATCGAGACGTAAACCAGCATCGCTACGATGTAGGCCAGCCACGGTGACTCCTTGACCACGCCGGGCACGACCGGCGACAGCGTCAACACAAGCATGCACGCAACCGTCAACAGCATGCCAATCAGCAGAACCCACGCGCTGGCCCACCAGATGATCGCGCCCAAACCGGTGAAGAAAAGAACCGGCGCGAGCCAGGCAAACCGATTGCGCGCTGTGTTGATGCCGGTGATCTTGCCCTCCACCCAGCCCCCAAGCAGCAAGGTGATCAGCATCAAGCCGAGGACCATGCCGATCCCGGCAAGACCAGTCAGCGCCAGTTCGCCCACCGCAACGAACTGGAACGGATCCAGGCCGAACTGACTCCAATACGCCTGCAGATACAGCGCGCCTTGAATCAGGCCAAAGGTCACGCATGCCGAGCCCCAGCCCGCCACATCGGCGAGGGACAGTTCCTTCTGTACGCGCTTCACTCGTTCGCCTCCATGCGGTGCTTATATACGCTCAATGCTGACATGCGAAACGGCACTGCAGGCGAAACGACCTTGCGCTGCACCGGGTATTAATGTGACGCATCACGGGCGAGACCCCTACCCCAACTGATATGCCCCACCCATCGCATCACCCTGGCAAAGCCCGGCACGCCCTCCCCGCTCAACTCCTCCGCATCAGAATCATCTTCTCCTGCGACATATCCCGCATCGTGTAAGGAATACCCCCAGTGCCATAACCCGACTCCCTGCGCCCAGCAAACGGCATCCAGTCGGTGCGGAACG